GTTACGAGTGTCACAACAAGGAAGAGCACAGCTACAGTTGGAAAAATAGAGGTAGGGAACAGCGCTAAATCAACAACCGCACAGCCAAAATTATTTTTAGGGAGACCCAAAATGTTTTTACCCCCCTACCTTTTTATAACGAATTAATCGCTGCCCCCTCTTCTTCGCACGAAATTCTAAAAATGAACTTTGAAAAAACGTCCTTTTCCCCTCGTAAACGTGATTTAAATCTGGTTTCTTGTGTTGAAAATCAAGGAGTCATACTATATATAGTGTGTTATTTCGCTTATACGATTGTTCCCCCTATAAACATGATTGATCCCTGGTTTCTTCACACAGGGTTCTTTTTATATGATATAATAAGGTATATAAGGGATTTTTGTTTAACTCAACAAACTAAAGTAAGGGAGGTAGAACAATGCCAGCTCCGAAAGCGGTGTATGTAAAAGATCTATCAACTGGGAAAACACGCAAATTTAAATCACAATTTGCAGCGGATGACTTCTATGGCCTCAAGAGAGGCTATATGAAGGATCTGAAAACCAAGCTTGGTGGTCGTAATAAAAAATTTGAAATTACGGAAGTACCAAAAGAAGAATTATAAATTTTAGTTGACAACCTCCTTTATTTGTGCTATTATATTAGTATAGAGAAGGAGGAATTATTTATGAAAGAAATTTGGAAAGAATTAGACGATTTACCAAACTATGAAATCAGTAACATGGGTAGGTTGAGAAATAAAAACACATTGAGAATTTTAAAAACAAGAATTTCAAAACTTGGCTATGAGTAAATAACAATCACTTATGGGGGCGAAAAATATTTCAGAACAATACACAGGCTTGTAGCCAAAGCATTCTTAATTAACCCAGATAATAAACCTGAGGTTAATCACATTGACGAAAATAAACTTAATAACAGTGTTAGCAATTTAGAGTGGGTGACTAGAAAAGAAAATTTAAATCACGGCACTTGGAAGCTTAAAAAGAGACAATCACGAGATAAGGCCATTTATGCGTACAAAGATGGTGAAGTACTTGAGTTCCCTTCAACTAAAATTTGCGCTCAAACACTTGGGTTGATTCCAACAAATGTTACTCAAGCTATTCGTGTAAAGAATAAAAACGGAAGTAGTAAAACACTAAAAGGTTACATATTCAAATACAAGGAGGATTAAACATGATTTTATATTATAAGGAAGAGGGATATACATCACTACCTATTGACCAAGTGGAATATAAGCGTATTGAAAACAAAACATATGCTCCTGAGTTTGTCATTGATGGTAAAAAATATGGTGTAGTCAACCTTATGGAGAGTTATAAAACCTTTGACGAAGAAGGATACCATCACATTTTAGTAGCTGATGTTGTTTCAGGAGATGCAAATTATTTCGCACAATATGAATTAACTATTGATTATGATGCTAGAGTGATTGTACTTAAATTTATAAAAGAAATTAAGGAGGATTAAACAAATGGCAAGACCACGGAAATTATTAAACGCTCAGAGTGGTAACTTGACCACTCAACAACGAGAAGAGCGTGAGAAGGAGGAAGAAGTACTCTATAACTATGAAAAGCTAGACTTCAGTTTCTATCCACCTGGCTTATTACCACAAGCATTTAACGAGTGGGATCGCATTGGAGCTTATGTAGGAGATTTACCCATTTCTGAATTAGATGTTAATACAGTTATTAGATATTGTAATTACAATTATCTATATGGAGAAGCAGTAGAGAAGGTAGCACAGATGGGAGCGATTGACCCTGAGACAGGCAAAGCCAATCCATGGGTAAATGCCATGAATTCATACTCAAAAGAGCTTAAAACAGCCACTAATGACCTTGGCTTAACAATCAACTCAAGAATGAAGATTATTCTTCCAGCAGAGAAAGAAAAAGAAGTGCTTGACCCATTTGCAAAAATGTTTGAGGGATAACCTACACAAAACTAAAAAGATGTGGTATAATAAATATAGATATCAACAATGAAGTCGCAAAAATATAGGTAATATCGGAGTTATCTATATTGAACAGTCGTGGACGGCACACGCAAACGACCGCACGCCATAGTATCTGGCGGATAGTGTGATAGTATGACCCTACTTGATGACGTGCACACTAAAACAGAGATATACACTTAACGTAGGGCGTGTATGTTCACAGATACTCGCTTCACCCACTCTTTAGTGGTGTGTAGATGAACCCACTAGTCTAGCTAACTAGTGGGTCTTTTTTTATGCTATAATATAAGTGACTAGCATAAAAGGAGGATACATAAATGTTTGATCCAGTACAAGATTATATAGATTTAATTGAAAAAGGATATGTAGAAGGTAAAAAATACATTGTTGAAGATGGTGAATATAAGACCATTAACGTGGATATTCGTGTAGGAACAAAAATCAAAAAGGCTATTGAACGTCATCAGAGAGAGGTAGAGTTGTCTAAACAAGCAGATTATCCATATATTTATAGACCAGAAGAAGCCTTACCTGTGATTAAATTCATGGAAATGCTGCCTGACCCAAAGAGTCGTAAACCCATGAAGTTAGCCACCTTCCAAAAATTCATTATTGGTTTACTATATGGTTGGCGTAAAAAGAGAGATAATACTAGACGCTTTAGGAAGGCTTATATATCCCTAGCACGGAAGAATGGTAAGTCTTTAATCGTAGCAGGCATTGCCTTATATGAGTTTTTATTTGGTAAGAACCCAGCGGCCAGCCGTCAAGTAGTAGCTGCAGCGAACACAAAAGAGCAAGCAGGAATCGTGTTTAGAATGCTAAAATCTCAATTGATGGCACTACGTAGCGTATCAAAAGAAGTGAAGAAAAGAACAACCGTTCGTAGGTATGACATTGAAGCGAGTGATGAATCAACTGTTAAGCCACTGTCCAGTGATGCAGATACACTAGATGGATTAGATGTTTTGTGTGGTATCCTAGATGAGTATGGTGAAGCTAAAGATACAAGTATTATTGAAGTCTTAGAATCATCACAAGCACAACAAGTAGAAGGCCTAATTCTAATGATCTCCACAGCAACAAAGAACCTGAATGGGCCAATGTTTACAATAGATTATGCGTTTGTTGAAAAGTTACTAAACGAAGAGGTTAAAGCGGACGCCTATCTCGCATTATGTTGGGAGATGGATAGTCTATCAGAAGTTGATGATGAAGCGAACTGGATAAAAGCAAACCCTTTACTAGAAATACCAGAAGCGTATGAATCAATGATGGAACACAAGCGCAACTCACTTGACGAGTATAAAGGTAAAATGGATTTGTCAGGTTGGCTTACAAAAGAAGAAAATTTCTGGGTACAGTCATCTAAAGATAGTTTTGTAACCAAAGAAGAATGGGACGCAGTGAAAGCACCTACAAATTATAATATTAGAGGTAGAAAAGTATATATTGGTATTGACTTAGCCAGAACATCAGACATGACCGCGGTTTCATGGATTATTCCAATAGAAGAAGAACACAAGCTACTACTAGATACGCATGGTTTTGTGTCATCAGTTGGAGGTATTGACCATAAGCAGTCAATTGATAAGATACCGTATAGACAGTATGAGTCAATGAAGCGTATTCATATCTCACAACGTGAGGATGGTCTGATAGATAGTGAAGAGATGTGTGATTGGATACGTGACTTCATAGATTATAATGATTTACAGCTGGTAGGGATTTATTATGATCCATTTATGATGGATAAGGCTTTAATTAATCTAAGTAAAACCTACCCTAAAAAACTAATTGAAGTACCACAGAAAATAAATTATTTATCATCCCCAACAAGAGCCCTGCGTGAGTTAATTCGTAGAGGTGAAGTAATGCACACTAATAATCCTCTATTGAATCGTGCGGCTTACAATGCCATGATTAAAGAGTACAATGACAGTGTTGCAATTGATAAGCAAATAAACAGAAATAAAATCGACTCACTTGATGCCATAATAAATGCGATGAGTGACGCTCAATATCATGATTATGACGCGCCAACATTGCAAGATTTACTAGATAATGGTGAGTTTGGCTTTGGTTACTAATACCACACATGAAAGTATGCCTAAACAGCATACTTTTTTCTTATATTTTGTGTTAAAATAGAGTTAGAAATATCGCAAAAGGAGCGTGAAAACATGAAATTTGTTGCGGTTATTGTAGCTGTTTTGTATATAATTAGCGCAGTATTTATCGCTTTATCAGCGTTTTTAGTATCAAATATCATAGGGTTGTTCACCTGTGGTATATTATTCATGATACCAACCATTGTTTTATATCATGAAGCCACTAATTCAGGAGAAGGGAGGTCATAATAAATGGGATTATTCATAAATAACGGAAATCCAGTAACAGAGCAACAAGTTATTGATTATATCAATACTGGAACAGTTTACACTACCAACTTTACAGGTCTAAAAGCATTGACAAACTCAGATATTTATACTGGAGTGAACATCATTGCTGGAGACATTGCTCAAAGTCCATTTAAACCTGCAGAGACTACAACGATTGATGAAAGTTTGTTGCACATATTGAATAAAGAACCAAAGAAAAATCAATCCCACTACACCATGATGTATGCAGTGGTGTCCAACCTTATTCTAACAGGAAATGCATATGTTCTCATTCATAGGAATAATGACGATAGTGTAAAAGAGTTAGAATTTGTAGAAACACAACAGGTTAATGTCATTAGAGACTTGGTGACAGGTTTATACAAATATGAGGTCAACATGCCATATGGGAATATCATGTACAAATGTGACCCACGTGATATTTTGCACTTCAAGTTAAGCACAACAGATGGTTGGCTGGGACGATCACCATTACTATCATTAAATGACGAAATATCATTACAAACCAATGGGTTAAAAGTACTAAATAATTTCTTTTCAAAAGGTGTATTCTCTGGAGGTATTCTTAAATTATTAAATGGTACAGTTAACAACAGTGCTAAGAAACAGATTAGAGATGACTTTGAAGCAGTGAATGGGAACGGTGGGGTTGTCGTGATAGATGACTCGCAAGAGTTCACTGACAGTAAAATCAATACAGAAGTACTAAAATTGATTCAAGCTAATAAATTTAGTACGCAACAAATTGCCAAAGTATTGGGTATTCCAGTAAGTAGATTTGGACAAGAACTAGTCAACTCATCTGACACAGGTCAGAATGATATTTATATTGCAAGTACGATTGCCATGTATGAATCATCTATCTGTGATGAGATAAACCTAAAATTAGGAGTAGAGTTGGAGTTAGATTTATCTAAACTACGTCAAGATACAAAAGAGGATAGACTGCGTAGAATCGCAGAAGGAAGAGTTAAGTCTGAATTTGCACAAGCATTGACAGTAAATGACGCTCGTGAATACCTTGGATTCACTGAGATTAACGGAGGAGATGCCCTACTTGGTCAAAAACCAGAATCAACTGAAAATAAAACAGAACAGGAAGTGGATGTTAATGAAGAAGAACTTGGAAATCAGAGCCCTACAGACACTGGAGAAGACAGAGGATAATGTAGTAGAAGGATACGCACTAAAGTTTAATAAAGAATCACGTAATTTAGGTGGATTTGTGGAAACAATTTCACCAGAAGCATTAGACGGTGTAGACTTAACAGATGTGCGTTGTTTCATGGATCACGACTCTAGTAAGTTATTAGGACGCACATCAAGCGGAACACTACAACTAAATGTAGATGACGTTGGTTTACATTTTCGTTGTGTACTTCCTGACACAAGTAATGGACGGGATGCAATGGAACTTGTAAAACGAGGTGACTTAAATCAATGCTCATTTGGTTTCACAGTGGCTAAAGACAAATGGATAAAAGGCCAAAACATTATGAAACGCTCAATCAATAAGATTGGCTCATTATTAGAAATTTCTCTAGTATCAATTCCAGCCTATGATGACACAGATGTGCGAGTTGCTACCCGCTCACTAGAGGAAGCGGTTAATGAATTAGAGAAACAACGCTTAGAAGTTGAATTGGAGCTGTTGGGCTTGTAATTTAAAGCCCACAACTTCTGATATGTATGCTATAATTAAAACAGAAAGCTAGTGAAGGAGTGAGATTGATTGAATCGTGAAGAGCAAATCAAAAAAGCACATGATTTATTGTCAGAAGGCAAATTTGAGGAAGCACGTAGTTTAGTTGACGCAATTAAGAAACATGATGCAGAAGAGTTAGAAAATAAAGCTTCTGAAAAACAGCCTGAAGAAGATAAAGTTGTTGAAGAAACAAAAGATGAAGAAAAAGAAGAACAAAAAGAACCAGAAACAGAAAAACAACCTGAAGAACAACCAAAAGACGAAGAAAAACGCTCATTAGAGCAAGAAGGAGAAGAAGAAAATATGGAAAAAGTAGTGTTAGATGGAAAAGAAATCTCTCAGCCAGAAACAGAAGTTCGTGGATTTTTAAATTATGTACGTTCTCACAACCCTAAAATGGACTTACGAGCGCTTCCAGAAGGTGTTAAATCAACTGATGTGGGTGCTATTATTCCTCAAGATATTGTTACAAAAACAAAAACATTGCCTGAAACAGTTGTAGATTTACGAAACCTAGTTCAAACAGTGAAAGTAAGCACTCCAACTGGTAAATACCCTATCTTGAAATCAACAGAGGCTGTAATGCACACTGTTGAAGAACTTGAAGCAAATCCAGACTTAGACAAGCCACAATTTGAAAATGTATTGTACGATGTTGATACTTATCGTGGACAAATTCCAGTTTCTCGTGAATCATTAGATGATTCAGATGAAGATTTGGGTGCTTTAATCGCACGTCATATTCAACGTATTGCATTGAACACAGCAAACTCTAAAATTGTTGAAAACTTGAAAACAGCAACGGCCAAAACTGTTAAGAATTTGGATGAAATCAAAACAATCATCAATACTGAGTTTGACCCAGCATATAACTTACAATTTGTAGTGTCTCAATCATTCTATAATGAAGTAGATTTAATGAAAGACAATGAAGGACGTTACATGTTACAACCTTCAATCACTGCTCAATCAGGAAAAGCGCTACTTGGTTTAAACGTAACAGTGCTTTCTGATAAATTGCTAGGGGGTTCACCAGGCGCTAAAGTAGCATTCTTGGGAGATCCAGCTGGATTTACATCATTCTTTGATCGTAATGAAATGGCTGTTCGCTGGCAAGAGCATCAACACTATGGAGAAATCCTAGCAGCAGCTATGCGTTTTGACGTTAAAACAGTAGATGCAGCAGCTGGTAAATTCTTAACTCTTACACCAGAGGTAAAGTAACAGGCGTTACTGTAACACCTGAAACAGCAAGCGTAGAAGTTGGTAACACAGTTGCTTTAACAGCAACTGTAGCCCCTTCTAACGCTACTGATAAAACGGTGACATTTAAGTCAGCAGATGAAACATTAGCTACAGTTGACAATCAAGGTGTTGTAACTGGGGTTAAAGCTACTGAACCAGATACACCAGTTGTTATTACAGTAACGACAAATGATGGAAATCAAACAGACACTTGTGCGGTAACAGTAACAAATCCAGCAGGTGTATAACACTAAGAGAGGTGGGGCTCATGTCTCAGCTCTCTTTTATTATATGATAAAGGAGTGATAGAGTCAATGCTTACAGTAGAAGAAATTAAAAATAATTTACGGATTGACTATGATGAGGATGATACCTATTTAGAAATGTTACTTGGGGCAGCACAACTCTATATTTTAGGTAGTATTGAAGTGACGGTATTACCAGATGACCCAAAAACAAATACCCTAATCTTCATGCTAGTATCCTTATGGTATGAAAATAGAGTGCCAGCTACAAATGCACTACAACAACAAGTACCATTTACTATTACAGCAATGATTCATCAATTGAGGGGGCTAAATCATGGCGAATATCAAGACATCCAAGCTGAACCAGCGGATTACACTACTAGTTAAGACACGTTCACGAAACGAGTTCTTTGAGTGGATTGAAACATGGAACCCAGATAGAAAAATATGGTGTTCCGTCAAACAACAATATTTTAAAGACTATCAAGACACTTATGGAACAACGCTAGCTAATACAACAAACTTTATTATTAGATATGATACAGGACAACTGGTTTCAAAGTCTAATCGTATTGAATTCAAAGGCAAACAATACAGAATAGAAGATATTCTGGAAGGTTCATTTGATAGAGACTTCACTACATTAGTATGTAAACAAGTGGAGGATTAATTATGAAAAAGAATTATGTTGATTTTAGCTCAGTCTACAAAGCTCTAGGTAAAACGGAAAAAGAACTTGAAAAATCAATGCTTAAGTCTGTAGAAGTAGCTGGAGAATATGCGTCAAAACAGTTGAAGACCAAGACACCAATTGATTATGATACAAAAACACATATGAAAGACCACGTGGTGTATAGTAAACCTACCGCAAAAAAACCAGTTTCAGAAGTTGGATTTGATAAGGACGTTTCTTGGAGAGTACATTTTGTTGAATTTGGTACGATTAAACAACCACCGCAAGCCTTTATACAAAAAACATTGAAAGATATAGAGGGTAAAGTGGCTGATATTATTCAAAATGAAATGCTGAGGAGGATGAAATAATGAAATTACCAATTCTAATGATTGCTGAGGTATTAGAAGAATCTATCCCAGAAATAAACTGGTTTGTCAATCAGATTGAAGAAGAAAAACAAGTGAATCCACCTTATCCGTTAGGACGTATCGTAGAGCTATCTGGTGACTATGTAGATTATGCCTCAGAGCAACCTAATTATCTAACAACAAGCGTTCAGGTAGATGTATGGGTGCGTGATGTAAAAGAATCAAACAAGTACTACTTTTTACTTGATAAAGTTATGCGAGAGCAAGGAATCCAATGTGCATATACAGAAGAAACACAAGACCAGGACTTGAAAGAAGGACGTAGGATTATTAAGCGTTATGTACTGTCACAACGTGTTTTGTAATCAAACACAAGGGGTTAATAATATGCTATAATTAACCTAGTAAGAAAATAAAAATAAAAGGAGTTTTTAGTATGGCATTAGTAGGTTTTGAGAAAGCCATTATCTCTGTACCAAAATCAGGCGGAGTAGGCGTAGACCAATTAGTAATTGATAAGACAGGTGGAGGTACAATTGAAGCAAGTATCTCAGGAATTTCACCAGACCAAACAACCGTATACGCTTCAAATGTACCTATTTGGGTATCAGCGAAAGGTGTTGGTGAGTTAACAGCCTCATTAAACGTATTTGATCTTTATAAAAATGGTGTTTATGAGAAGATTTTAGGCATCACTCGTGATGCAGAAGGTATTGCATCAGTTGGACAAGATACGGAGGCACCGTATGTGTCAGTTGTATTTGTATCAAGTACAGCAGATGGTAAGAAGATGTTACTTGGGTTAACAAAAGGACGTTTCTCACATCCAGAATTAGCCTTGAACACATCAGAATCTGGTGGAACAGAACCAAACACAGAAACAATTGAAGGTTCATTTGTAACGGACTCACGGGGCATTGCTTATATGAGTGGTGTGGAAGATGGTACTACGTTAACACTAGAAAAATTCATCAACAAAGTAAACAACGTATCAGAGTAACATTAAAACCTAGCCTTAACTGGTTAGGTTGTTCTTATTGCACAAGTAAGTGAATCTATGTTATAATGAAATAGTAAAGAAATAAAACTAATTGGAGGAACTAAAATGATTAAATTGAAATTAGAAATTGATGGAAAAACAAAAGAGTTTACACAAAAATCAGTCAAGGTGCGCTCAATGCGTGAAATGATGAAATTCCAAGCACGTATGGAAAAGGTACAATCTGGAGAGGAAGAAATGTCAGCCTTAGAACAAATTGATACAATGATTATGTTAGTAGCTGATGTATTTGACAATCCAGAAGTAAACTTTGACAACATTATTAATGGGGTTGAAGCAGATAAGCTAGAAGAAGTACTTGGTGGCGTATTTGACGCTATTGGTGGCGGAGAAGCAACCCCATCAAAAAAGGTGAAAAAGACCTCTCAGAAATAAGTTGGGAAGAACATCTTGAAGCAATGGATAAGATGTACACTGACCTTCTATCAAGTGAGTCTGGGACATGGTCTCTATCAGAGATTAACAACGCTGACTATAATTTACTAATGGAGTTATTTACAAAAGACAATAAACCTAAAAAAGAAAAACTACAAGACCCAATAGATTTCTTTGGTACATTTATGAGTCCACAAGATATGGCAAAAGTAAAAGGTGAGACACTTTAGCACACTGCTAGAGTGTCTCTTTTTATGTTATAATAGATTAAGAAAGCAAGCAAAAGGAGTGAACTTGATGGCACAAGATAGACCTATAGGAAATATGAAATTTGGAATTGGTTTTGACGGTTTTGATGAATCCATTAATACATTAGACAAATTAAATAAAGCCTTAAAACAGTCAGAGTCAAGTATGAAGGCAACTATGTCAACCTTTGATAAGGCTGGCGCCTCTGCTGAAGACCTGTCACGCAAACAGCAAGGGTTAATTGATACCACAGAATTACAAGCAAAGAAAATACAATTGTTGGAAAAACGTAGAGAGGAATACATCCAAACCTACGGAAAAGAATCTAAACAAGTTGCTAATGTTACAACTCAAATAAACACAGCTACCGTTAAATACAATAAGCTATCAAAAGAACTTGATTCAACGAAACAAGCTTACATTCTAGCTAGTGCTGGAGTTGACAAATACGCTTCCGCAATCAAAGACAATGAAAAAGCAATGAATGATGAAATTAAAGCATTCAAAGAAGCTGGAGATAAAGCTGGAGAGCTTGAAGCAAAGCAACGTGGACTAACAAAACAAGCAGAGTTGACAGAGCAAGCCATTGAATCACAAAAACAAGCAATAAATAAAATGGCGCAAGAGTTTGGTGAATCATCAACTCAAGTAGCACAAGCGCAAGCAAAATTAGAAGACTTCAAACGTTCAGCAAAAAATACAGATACACGACTAGATGGGGTAACTAACGCGCTATCTGAGTTGAAAAGAGAAGCATCTAATGTAGATGATAAAGTAGACAAAGCTGGAGACTCACTAGAAGAAGCGGGTAAACAAGGTAATAAAGCAGAATCTGGTTTCAAAAGTGCTACTAAAGAATTTAGTGCATTGGCTACAGGGTTAGCCGTTTCTATATCTACAAAAGCACTGGATATGGCGATTGAAGCTGCAGACTCTTTGAAAGAATCATTTAATGAAGTAGTAGAAGCCTCAAATAGATTTCAAGGTAAAATGGGAATCACAAAAAGTGAATCTAAACAATTCCTAAATTTTGCAAATGACTTAGTGAAGTCAGGAATGGTAGATAGCTTGGAAGAAGCTCAAGAGGCTATTACACAAGTCTACCAAACAGCTGGTAAAAAAGTTACACCAGAAGGATTGAAACAATTAACCAAGTACGCTATTTCATTCAGTAAAACATTTGATACAGATGTAAATGAGACTATGCGTGGTGCTTCACGTATGATGGAAAACTATGGAATTAGTGCTGAAAAAGCGTTTGACTTACTGACAGTTGGCGCACAAAAGGGATTGAATCAATCAAACGAGTTAGCAGATAATATGGCTGAGTATTCTCAAGTGTTTGGACAAATGGGATTCACCGCAGAGGAAACATTTAGTTTACTTGAAGCTGGTTTAGATGGTGGAGCATATAACTTAGACAAAGTCAATGATTTAATCAAAGAAATGGGCTTATCCTTAACAGACGGACGTTTTGACGAACACATGGACATGTTCAGCGAATCAACAAGGAAATTATTCAATGAGTGGAAAAACCACAAAGCAAGTCAGGGTGAAGTAGTCAAGAGCATGATGAATGACTTTGCGAATATGGAAGGTGGATATGAAGCCCTAAACCGAGCTGGCACAGTGTGGTCTGCTCTAGGTGAAGATAACTCACTTAAAGTTATCCAAGCTATGGCAGGTGCTAGTAAGTCCTTTGGTGATACTAAAGGTAAGGCAGAAGAGCTGAATAAAACTGTGGAGAATACTACAGCATGGGAAGCCTTCACTAATGGAGTGAAAGGAACGGTCAATTCAATAGCAATCTGGGCACAAGATTTCACTAGTGGGATGACAGAACCAATTGAGAATTTCTTTAATAATACATTACCTAATGCTATGACAACACTAGATTCATTTTTCTCTTATATTGGTACATTCGCCTCAAATTTAAAAGATGTTATTGGTAAAATGTGGTCTGGTCAGGATACAGTAAGTGACCAACACATTTTAAATATGATGGGGTTCAGTTGGGAAAGTATCTGGGCGTTAGATGACTTCATCACACAGGTTAAGGAGAAAGGTGAAGTATTAACCCAGTATATTAAAGGTTTCTGGCAGTTGTTTACTGGTGATGAAGCTACCCAAATGCAAGGATACTCCTTACTACGTTCATTAGGGATGAGTCAAGAAGATATAGAATCACTAGAAACAGCTAAAGAGAATATTATGAAGGCTTTTGATTCTGTGAAAGAGGTAATAATAAGACTACTTGAAGACGGCTTGGATAAAATGATTCAAGCATGGAAAGACTTAGTCACTATTTGGGAGGAAGTCATCGCACCTGATTTATTACCACTGTTTCAACAGTTTGCTGACTGGCTCAGTCGTCTCACAGGTGATTTAGCAGTTATTAGCGGAGCATTAGATAATTTTGGTGGATCAGGAAAACGCAACAGTAATGTTATTATTGAAGCCTTCTCTATACTATGGGAAACACTGAAAATAAAACTTGGACTCATCATGGCAACAATAGAAACAGCTATGATTATTATCTCAAGTACCATCAAGATTTGGAGTGATATTTTCAAAGGAGATTGGGAAGGTGCTTGGAATGGTATTAAAGATATGTATGATCGCATATCTGATTCAATCAAAACCAATTTGAAAAACACATTCTTAGGTGATATGATTAAAAGTATTGAGCAGTGGAATACTAACACAACAAAGGCGTTCACTGGTTGGATTACTGATATATCTATTAAGTTTGGTACATGGCTAACCAACATGAAGACATGGTTTAAAAACTTACCAGGAGAATTGGCTGATAAGTTTAAATCAGGAGGAAGTATATTAGCAAACGCCTTTAAATCTGTATTTAATGGAGCGCTTAAAGCAATTGGAAAACCAGTGAATGGTATTATCAAAGGAGCGTCTTGGGTACTTGAAAAACTAGGAGCAGAACCTCTACAAGAATGGGACGTACCACAATATGCTACAGGTACACCAGCGGGTGGGCACCCTGTCAACGGACCAATGATGGTCAATGATGGACGTGGAGCAGAAATGATCATTAGACCAAATGGACAAGCTTACATTCCACAAGGTAGAAATGTAGTATTAAACGAAGGTAAAGGCACACACGTTCTAACAGCAGAAGAGACTGCAACTGTCATGGGAGCTAAAGCTCCTAAGTATCGTTACAAAAAGGGTACTAACTTCTTTGGTAACATGTGGGACAGTGTGAAAAATATTGCTGGTAATGTAGGAAACACACTGAAAAATGTAGTAGGTGACGTGTGGGACTTCATTTCAGATCCTGGTGCGTTAGCTAGAAAAGTACTGGGTGGTTTAGACGTATTAGGTGGTTTGACAAAATATCCATTAGAAGTAGGTAAAGGTATTTTGTCAAAAGCAACAAGCGCACTGACTGAAAAGATAAGTAGTTTATTCTCATCTGGTAACTTAGATACCTCCATAGGAACAAATGGTGTCTATAAATATTTAGCAGATGTTGCTAAATCTGTAATGAAGAAATTCCCAGGGTTTATGGTAACATCAGGATATCGTGAAGGAGATCAATATTCGCATGGTAAACGTAACGCCATTGATATTGCCCTACCTGGTGTCACAGGTGGCTCACCACGCTATACAGAAGCAGCAAACTATGCCTTTGATAAATTTGCCTCTAAGATTGGTTACGTAATCACTAATGGTAAAGTTCGTGACCGTTCAGGACAATCAGGTCAGCCAGCAACTGGATCATGGGAACCATGGCCAGCGGGAGATCACTACGACCACGTACATTTAAACGGTATAAAAGACCCACAAAACAAGCAAATTTCAGGAGATAGCGTGGGAGGCAGTGGTGTAGAAAGATGGCGTAATGTAGCAATTAGAGCATTGAAAATGACTGGTCAATATAGTACTGCAAACTTAAACGCATTACTAAACCAAATGCGCACAGAGTCAAATGGTAACCCTAAAGCGATTAACTTGTGGGATCCAAACGCTATGAAGGGTACTCCATCAAAAGGTTTAATGCAGGTGATAGACCCAACCTTTAGAGCCTATGCAATGCCTGGATTCAATAGTAATATCTATGACCCACTAAGTAATATTCTGGCCTCTATCAAGTATGCCCTCGCAACATATGGTTCACTAACAAATGCGTATCGTGGAGTTGGTTATGAAAACGGTGGAATTATCACGAAAGAACACATTGCAAGAGTTGGAGAAGGTAACAAGGAAGAAGTTGTTATTCCACTAACTGGCTCTGGTTTAAAACGGTCAAGAGCTATGCAACTATTGGCATATGCTAATGAGAAGTTGAATAAACAGAGTACTCCAACAACGGTTACTACAAGTAACTCTAACTCTGACTCTAACCTACAACTTATCATTGCACTAATGCAACAACAAAATGAGCTACTAGTTAAACTCTTAGAAAAGAATAGTGATGTTCTAATAGATGGTAAGTCATTACATCGTGAATTGCAGAAGATAAACAAAACTGAACAAAGAAATACTAATCGCGCACTAGGGTTAATTTAATATTTAAATAAAGGTGGTTCACAACCACCTTTATTTGTGTTATAATGAAAATATAAAGAATTGAGGAGTGGAAAAAAATGCCTAGTAATTATGATTTTTTAAGAACATTCACATTTAATGGTCAAGAGACAAATCATTTGTTTCAGATTGCCAAAGTAAACATTCCGTTCATGAGTAAAGAAAATGAGTTTTTCACCGTAGGTAATACAGATGGAAAACATTTCAGAAATACACGATTGGGAGAATATAGTATTTCAATTGATGGATTCATTATTAAAGATAATACAGGATTAGATGTTTCAAGCGCGTTAGACCAATTGAAGTTAATTATCAACAGTGATGAACCAAAAAAACTGATTTTTGACATCTTCCCAGATAGATATTTTAATGCTATTTTTTCAGGAGTACAGGAGTATGACGCAACGGATACACGATACACGCCTCTAACACTGGTTTTTGATGTACCTGACGGATTAGCTCATCAAATAGAACCAAACACTTTTACGAATGTATATTCTACATCAAGAAACCTTATTTTAGATTCTGAATATAAGAAAAAGGATGTGTATTTACATCAAGGGGTTAAGTTAGCAGAAGAAAAACACAATGGCTCATCTATCGTCTACGTAGATTATAGAGAGGGTATCCCATATGGAGGTTCAGCACAAGATGAATACGTATGGTTACCTATACAATCTATGAATAGACGTAACTTACCAGAATTACAAGTAGGTCAAGATGTAAACTTTTCAATAGAGGCTAAAGTATTAGGTATTGATGAAGATGATACTAGACCAGAGGCAGGTAACTTAGTTCTGGAAGAATGGTCTGTCAATCCATCAAAAGTTTTGCGTACGCACTTTATCAATATACCAAAAGAAGTAGGAGACTTCAAAAAATATGGTAAGGTGATTAAAATTACAGACCCTAACACCAAAGCGCTCAATGTGAACTATGGAATTACTGGATTAGATACTTTAATCCAATGGTCTAAACCAATGTTGTCACTACTGCCACCAATTGGAGAAACAGTAACAGCTCCAAGTGTGGGTGCTAAAGCTTATAGTAACAGCATCGACTTCGGGGGCTATGACTATTCGGGGAATCCGAATTTAATGGATGTAATTAAAGCTTCTGATTTTAGGAGAGATGGCAATAGTGATGCCTTAATATCAGACGTAGGATACAATAGTATACGTTTAACTACTCAAAATGTTAATAATATTTGGGTGTATTCTCAAAGAGCCATACCTAGTTTAGTTCGTGGTAAAACATATACTATAAGCGCAAAAGTTAAAATAGAGGAAGGTACAACTGGTAGCATTGACCAGCTGAAAATATCTTATCGTAAAGTTAACGGTGGTACGATTTTATTAGCTGCTATCACTACAGGTATAGAGGTAGGAAAAGAAATAACAATTAAGGGTACAGGTGTAGTAAATTATGAAATCAACGATTTATCAAGGTTTTATTTATCCATTGGGGTAGGTGATATAGACGGTAGCGTGATTGTTAGCGATGTTAAGATTGAAGCTGGTTCAACTGCCACACCATATCAGCCTAACTTACTTGATGCGCCGTATTATTTGAGTAAGGTGGCTTTGGGTGAGAATATTGCTAACCCTACAAAAACCTTTCCTATTAAAACGCGCGCATATTCAGTGTATAGCGGTACAAATACGGAACCGTATATAGCCGGTCAACAATATACAATAACTATGAAAGCTACTAAACCAGCAACGCAAGTATTTAATGTTTTTCTAAATGAAGGAACAATAGGTTTTGGCACAATGACCCCTGTAGAAGGTTTAACTGATGTTTGGCAGAAGAAAGTTACTGTTAGTCAAGCTCTTATAGATGCTGGGGTAAAAGATAGACTTACAATTTATCAGGTGCCTAATTCGTCTGTAGGAGATGTTCAAATTGACTGGCTTAAAATTGAAAAAGGTGACACACGGACACCTAACATTGACTACTACAAATATGAAGGAATCGCACCAGCACCATCAAATAATCCAAAAGATTATCATTGGGGATATAGTCCAAGCTACTATCAGGCGATTACTTATGAACCCTCAACGACTGGTATTTCAGACCTACTAAAGGTAAAAAACAATGGCACTTACAAAACAACACCTCGTTTCATTTTCACAACACAAGGTGAAAATGGCCTAGTTGCGTTAGCTAAAGATGATGGCTCAGTTTTACAGTTTGGAAATCCTGAGGAAGTGGATAATGTAACAAACGTGGTTAGTCAACAAGTAGTGTCGTGGAGCTTTTATGGTAGTCAATTGCCTGTAAATATGGAAGTGAATGTTCCTATTGGTTCAAGCACTCCATATTTTTCAAACAATCCCAATACTCCAAATATTATACAAGGCTCTTGGAATATGGACTTAGATGTTGATAGTGCGCTACCTGTTTGGATACCAGGAGAAACAAAAGAAGTGTGGCATGGCCCTACCTTAAGACACGCAATTCCATTGGATTCAACAGGTAATAGAAACGGAGAATTTAGCACACACAATCGCTTTAGATTCTATACACCAAATCAGAAACACAGAGGACGTATAGAGTATGTTATTTCAGATGATAATGTTGAAAATTATCTAGGTTTTGTACTAAGGGATTCAGCTACAACGAACACCAACATGGTTATGGAGTGTTGGTATAAAGGTAAACTATTGAAATCAATAAAGGTATCACGTAAAGAATTTACAAAAGATTTCTTTGAAATAAACATGTATCGTTATAAGAAATCTTTAAAATGGAGACTTGTTCAAGTAAAAGGTATAACTAATAACAACACTGTTATAATAGACAAACAAGTTGTATTTGATTATAACTTGGATGAAGAGGACACTACCCCAATCAAGTACTGGGGGGTTTGGACTGAACGTTATCAAAACTCAAATTATATAAGACCGTTCGTTACTGATACCCAATTCCGTTGGATAAGTACCCCTGTAGTTCAAAACATTAGAAATTATTTCCAAGACGGAGATATAATTGAGATAGATGTTAAGTCTAGACAAATTTTAGTAAATGGTGTTATAAACAATGAACTTAATGTGGTTGGTAACCAATGGGAGAAATTTACATTAGGTTTAGGAGAAACAACTATACAGCCTATTGTTTCAAGTTGGGCAAACCCCGCGGAAGTTATTTGTGTTGTTGAAGAAAGTTATTTGTAGGAGGATTTACTATGGATTTTTATATAACTGATAGGAAGTTTAAACTTAAAATAATTGTTAGTACACATGGAAGTACACCTGTGAGTGTGATTGACGCAGTAGACACTAATGTGTTGATTACTGCGTCAAGAAACTTAAAGTTAACATTAGGGTTTAAAAAAACAGATAGCGCACTAATCAAGAAACTGGTTTCTGTGGGAGATTATGTTTTATATGTAGACCCTCAAAACAATTATATTTGGCAGACCATTATGTCAGTAGAACACAATCCTTTAATGAACACACGTACCATTGAATGTGAGAGCGCATCTATTGATTTAATAAATGAAACGGTTAGTGAATATAAAGCTACCCAACCATATACAATAAAAGCATATATAGAACGCTTTGTGTATGATAGTGGTTGGGTAATTGGTATCAATGAAATACCCAATTTAACACGCACATTAGAGTGGGAAGGGGAAGCTACGTGCTTAGAGCGTATATTATCAGTAGCAACGCAGTTTGATAATGCTGAGTTAGAATTTTCGTTTGAATTTAACGGTAATAATTTAATACAACGTAAAATAAACATTTTAAAAAAACGAGGGCGTGATAATAATATTAAATTATACGTTAATAAGGATATAAACTCAATAATAACTAAAGAAAATATTTATGACTTACACAATGCATTGATTATAAAAGGCGGTACTCCAGAAGGTAGTGACAAACCAGTAGATTTAAAAGGGTATAAATGGACTGACCCAGACGGAAGGTTTTTACTACGCCAGAATGACGGCATGTTGATTGATTTAGAAAATGCGCACCACTGGTCAAGAACAAATACACAAGCTAATTTTATAGTTAGATATAAAACATATACCTCAACGAATAAACAAAGTTTATTAAAAGATGGTATTTTAGAATTAAAAAAATATAGTAGTCCTATTACAGAGTATGAAGTTGATATTGCAAACATTGATGTACCTATTAATCTAGGAGATACGTTAAACATTGTGGATGAATACGAAGAATTATTTCTATCTAGTAGGTGTCAAAAAATAGAATATCATTATACAACAAACACGCTTAATGTTGAACTGTCTGATTTCAAAATTATTGATTCAGGATTATCAAAAGAATTACTTGATTTGGCAAATGATTTGAAAAATGATATAAATTCTAAGATACCTTATGAAATATTTATTGAAGCCTCTTCACCGTTGTTTATTGGAGGTAAAACACAAGATGGAAACACTACAATCACACTTAGTGCCAAAGTAAAGTGGGCTGGTAGAGATGTAACAAACATTTTTAACGAAAGTAATTTCACATGGTCTAGATACACGTCAGCTGGATTATTAGACAATACATTTACAGCTACTGGTAGATCAATCTCAGTTATATCTGGTAATGAGTCACAATTTAAATATGAGGTAGCATTAAGCTATTAAGGAGGATGAAAGAATGGCAGTAATTAAATCAGAATACCTACTTCCAAACTATGACCCAGCAGAGGTAGGAATGAAGGGTGAAAAAGGTGATGATGGTAAAACCAGTTACGTACACATTGCTTATTCTAATAGCTCAGATGGTGGGGTAGATTTTAGTACGACAGACCCAACCAACAGAGCGTTCACTGGTTACTATACAGATTTTGAAATGATAGATTCAACAGACCCTAGTAAATATGAATGGCAACGCACAAAAGGCGACTCTGGTAAGGATGGTGTAGCTGGTAAGGATGGTGTAGGTTTGAAATCAACTACTATCACATATTCTAGCCATACTAATTCAAGTATCCCACCAGCTACAGGGTGGCAATCTCAAGTACCAACTGTTCCAGCAGGTCAGTATTTATGGACTAAAACGGTATGGACTTATACAGACAATTCAAGTGAAACTGGTTACTCAGTTGCTAGAATGGGTCAAGATGGTGCTAGAGGTAATGATGGAATAGCTGGTAAAGATGGGGTAGGAATTAAAACTACTCTGGTTGAATATGCTGTAAGTACTAGTGGTACAACTAGACCTTCATCAGGTTGGTCAACAACTATTCCTAATACCCCTCAAGGTCAATACCTATGGACTAGAACCACATGGACATACACTGACAATACTACTGAGGAAGGTTATACAGTAGCTAGACAAGGTGCAAACGGAGCTAATGGTTCTAATGGTGTAGGAATATCCACCACAATAATTGAGTATAATAAGTCAACTAACTCAACAACACCTCCGTCTACTGGATGGACTAGCACTATCCCTTCTATAAGCGGAGGTCAATACCTATGGACACGTGTCACATTGAATTACACTGATGGTAAAAAATCTGAGTCCTACACAGTAGCTAGACAAGGTGAAGATGGGGCAGATGGACAACTGTTCACTGGTGAAACAGAGCCAACAGACTTCAATGAAGGTGATATCTGGTATAAAGTGGTTTCTGGCAAAGTAACTGGTGTGTATGAAGCTAAAGGTGGTGCATGGATTGAAATACCTTTTGAAAGTTCTGTAATCGCTGAAACCATCGTTGGTAAAACGATTCAAGCATCACATTTAACAGGTAGTACTATTGAGGGTGGTAACATAACTGGTGCTGAAATAAATGGTGGTGAGTTCAATAACGCATTTACCAAACCAGTTGGTGTTGATGCAACTTTAACAGGTAATACCACCATTCAACGTGGAATCATTGAAACACAGTACACTATCAATAATACTGAAACAGGTTCATTCTTATCTAGCGGTCGTCAAACATGGAACGGTGTAAATGTTGAGTCAGTACAAAATGGTGCGGATGGTTTACCAGCTGCGAGTTCTACATTTGGAGCAACAGGAATAGATATATATAACAAAGAATACCATAGTCAATTTGGCATGGTTCATCTAGGATACCAAGACCTGATGACCTTACCAAAAAAAAATATTGTTGAATTTAGTGCAGACTTTGCGCCATATTCAGTTGGTCAAGAACCGTCAGCGGAACGATATATGAGAACCGTACAATTGTATGGCGCTTTTACAAACAAGACAAAAATACCAGCCAACGTTGGTCACGAACCACTATATATGGGAATGCTACCTATTGGATATAGACCTTCTGGAACAGTGCGTTTTGTAGTGCCTGGTAGTGGTGTCACTCACTATGTATTACAAATAAATGCTAATGGTAGAATGTACATGTACAACATGGGCGGTTGGAACGGTTCTTCATACACAATAGTTGATGTTAACCCTGGTTCGTGGTTAAATGTACAATGTAATTTTATTGCTGGAAATATTTAGGAGGTTTAAAATGGATATTAGAGAACTATTTAAACAGGAGTATATTACGAGATGTTTAGAAAATGATGAACCCCTGACTGGATTTGTCAGAGAACTATTTAACAAGTGTCTTATAGAAGTGTTTCATAGCTCACCATCTGAAATGGATCAATTTTTACAATCTATCGTTAGTGATTGGCAAGGAGATCAGGATACAGCTAATGAGAGTGACCTGAAGCAACAAGTAGAAGACTTAAGTAAACGTGTTGAAGAGCTTACTAATATTATAAATCAAAAATAGTCCTCAAAAAGAGGACTATTTATTTGTTTTTAAAAGCATAATCACCCACCTAACAAAATTTAAACGCCTTAGAATGCTCGTGATAGACACACTATTTCGCTTATATAGATGGTATAATGATTACAGACCTAGGAAACGAGGTGATAAATGAATAGGAGTGTTTTGCTATGAACTTAAATGACAAGGAGTTTGTTTCATTAAAAGAACAGTTAGCAAGAATTGAGGTAAAGTTGGATGATATACCTGAGATTAAAGCTGACTTGAAAGAGTATGGTAGTCGCTTAGAACGCCAATCTGAGAAAGCAGATAAGGCTTACAGCATGTCCATGCAGAACAGAGAGGCATTAGCTGACCTTAAAAACAGCTATACATGGCTAACACGTACAACTGTTGGCGCAGTTATTGGAGCATTAGTTAGTATTGGT